TTGAAGAAGATGATGATGATGAAAATGATGGTGATGATGACCGTTTAGAGTCTGATCAGCGCGACGCGCAGGATGAAGGTTCTGATGGAGAAGAAGTCAACGCCAGACAACTCCGTCGCAAGCGCCAAAAAGAACGCCAGCGTGAAAACATAAAGAAAACGCGGGAGGAGAATACCGTCCTTCTGCGTGAGCTTGTGGAGGCAAAAGAACGCCTTGCCGCGCTAGAATCTCGCAATGTTCAATCTGACTCACAAACTGCTGATCAGCGGTATCAATATGCTTTGCAGCAAATTGAAGCCGCTGAGCTACAGCTTAAAGAGGCATTTGAAACCGGAGACGGTGACAAGGCTATCAAAGCCCAACGCCTCCGTGAACAAAGCGTTAGAGCTGCTTATGAAGCTGAAGAGCTGAAGAAGAAGCTAAATAATCCTCAACTGCAAAAGAAGTCTTCTGTCTTAGACCCAATGACAGAAAACCATGCTGAGCAGTGGATGCGGAAAAACCCTTGGTTCAATCCAGCTGGAGAGGACGAGGATTCCGCTATCGCCCGTGCAATTGACGAAGCATGGGCGCGTGAAGCTCAGAAGAGTGGCGTTAGCCCTTCTTCAGAGCATTACTGGGACGAGCTTGATACGCGTGTGAAACGTAGACTTGGGAAAGTCGGCGTTGACCGGGAGCGTAGAAAGTCGGCCCCACCCGTTACTGGTCGTGGAGATTCTGCACGTCCATCAACGAGTGACAATAAGGTTATTGTCTCGCCGGAACGGAAAGAGGCTTTAATGAAGATGAACGCTTGGGATGATCCAGTCATCAGAAAGCGTTATCTAAAAGCATACCGTAACTACGACAGACAAAACCAGCGTTGAGCTTCATAGGAGGATATTATGTCAAATGAAAAACTGAATAAGGGCGTCGATGAAAGTCGCGCCGCCCGCAATATGAAAGACCGTGAAATTACTGAAAACCGTGTGTTTACAGATAATGATCGACTTTCCATGTTTAGGCAGCAGTTTTTTCAATCCGCGCTTCCGGACTTGCCGGAAATCCCCGGATATCACGTCTGTTGGCTCACAACCACAAACCCACGCGACTCTATTCATTCACGTCGCTCCCTTGGATACACTCCAGTTGAACCCCATGAAGTACCCGGTTGGGACCACGCTTCAATCAAAACGGGGGAATATGTCGGCTGTATCGGGGTGAATGAAATGGTGGCTTTTAAACTGCCTATGAAACTCTATGAGGTTTATATGCACGAAGCCCACTATGAGCGGCCACGGGCAGAAGAGGGTAAATTGGCTGATACTGCGGATTTCATCCGTAGCCAAGCCAAGCAACTGGGTGGTGACGTGTATGAAGGTGATGGCTTGTCAGAAATGCGGTCCCCAATGAGTCGCTAAGACTCTCCGCAACCAAACAGAAGGTAGAAGCAAATGTCTTCATCCGCTACTCCGTTTGGCCTCCGTCCGATCTATTCCCCATCGGGTATAGTTCGTCCGTTCTCCGGCCAGATTAAAACAGGCTATGCCACGGATATTTTCCAGCAGCAGCCTTGCCGTTATGGCGTTTCCGGTGATTCCGGCAGCGTCGAGGGTTACATTGTTCCATCAGCTGCTGGTGAAGCAATGATTGGCACGTTTATGGGTTTTGAGTATGTTGACTCAACAGGCCGTCAGCGCGTCTCAAACTTCTGGTCTGCTTCAACGTCGGCTACCGAGATCATTGCCTATTTCACAATGGACCCTACCATTGTCTATGAAATTCAGGGCAATGCGTCATTGGTAATCGCCAACATTGGCAACCAGTACAACATCAACTCGGCCACTGGCACTACGCCTCTTGGTCTTTCAACGACGGCTCTGGATGTATCGTCAAGCACCACTAATGCGCAGCTGCGTGTTATCGGTCTTTCTCAATACGTCGATAATGCTTGGGGTGATGCCTACACAATTGTGCAGGTTCAGATCGCTAAGCATCAGAACGTCGCAACCATCGCTGCCTACTAAGGAGGGCTTGAACTATGGCATTACCAATGCGCAGTACAGACTTTAGGTCTGTCGTCGAGCCAATCCTCAATGAAACATTTGATGGCATTTATAGCACCCGCAAGGATGAATATGCCCAAGTGTTCAAAGAGCAGCGTGGCATTCCCCGCAACTACCATGAAGAGCCAGTCTTGTACGGCTTTGGCGCTGCCCCAGAACTTCCTGACGGCACTGCTGTAACGTACCAGAGCGGTGGCGTTCTGTTCCTTGCCCGATACACCTACCGTGTATATGGCTTGGCATTTGCGCTCACCAAGGTTCTCGTCGAGGACGGTGATCATATCTCGATTGGCCGCACCTACGCCGAGCATCTTGCTCGCTCTCTCATCGAGACGAAGGAAACCCTTGGTGCTAACATCCTCAACCGTGCGTTCACGGCTGGTTATGTTGGCGGCGACGGCGTGACGCTTGTTAACACGGCTCACCCTATTGCCAATGGTCAGACCTTCTCTAACCAGCTTTCCACGTCGGCTGCACTCTCGCAGACCTCGTTGGAGCAGATTCTCATTCAGATTCGTCAGGCTGTTGACAACAACGGCAAGAAGATTCGTCTTGAGCCTAAGAAGCTGGTTGTGTCTCCTTCAAACTTCTTCCAGTCGGAAGTCCTCTTGAAGTCGGCACTCCGCACGGGGACCAACAACAACGACATTAACCCGTTGACCACAACGGGCGTATTGTCGGGTGGTCAGGCCAACCTGTCGCGTCTTACCTCAAACACCGCATGGTGGGTTGAGACTGATGCTCCAGAAGGCTTGAAGCTCCTTATGCGTCGTCCGCTTGAAAAGAGCATGGAAGGCGACTTTGAGACTGACTCGATGCGCTACAAGGCCACGGAGCGTTACATCTTTGGATGGACCGATCCACGCGGTGTCTACGGCACAACGGGTCTGTAAATAAATTCTGGGGCCAGCTTAAAACTGGCCCCAGTTTTTTGACTATTACCTGCAATTGGTGCATTATATCCAAATCTGAAACGGTCAAGCTTTTCAAGGAGAAGACCAATGGGACAACAAAGTGATGATCTCTGGATGGGTACTGCTACAGGCCCACAGACAAGTGGCTGGGCAAGCTCCGGCAATCCGGGCGTAATTGGTCAGGGCGTAGGCCCACTAGGCCGCACATACGTTTTTGATATCGTGCCAGCTGCACTTGCTGCTACAGCAGTTTGCGCTGCACAGGCTGTCGCCGCTGCTGGAAATGCCACAATCAATGGCACATTGGCCACAAACGGCGTAGCAACATTTGACTATGCTCGCGCTTTTTCAATTGTTACGTCAAATGCTGCAAACACGACGGAAACCGTAACAATTACTGGTACTGACTATTATGGACAGACCCAGACACAGACGTTAACGTGCAATGGTACATCGACTGTAACCAGCACTAAGACCTTCAAAACCATTACTCAGGTTGCTGTTTCAGCTGCTTTGACTGGCAACTTGTCAGTTGGTTCAGCTGATGTGTTTGGATTGCCATATGCTGTGACAGATGCTGGTTATCTGCTCCGCACGGGCTGGAACAATGCCGTTGCCGATAATGCTGGTACTTTTGTTGCTGCTGTTTCAACAACTCCATCAGCTACAACAGGCGATGTACGCGGGACATTCCTCCCAAGCACCGCAGCAAATGGTTCCCGACGCCTTGTGATTGCTATTGGAATGACAGCTATTCAGGCTGGCCCAACGGCTACAAAGGCTGGCGCTATTGGTGTCACTCCTGCTTAATTAAGATGGGGGAGCATAGTCTCCCCCTTCATTTACATGGAGAGAGCTAATGGCTGATGCAGTAACTACACAAACGCTCCTTGATGGAGATCGTCTTGTCATTCAAAAGTTTACCAACATTTCTGATGGCACGGGTGAAACCGCTGTCAACAAGGTGATTGTTGCCAACCTTGCCCCCAATCAATTTGGGGCAGCTTGCACAGGCGTAAAGATTAACCGCATTTGGGCAAACACTCATGGCATGGAAGTCCGTATCCTTTGGGACGCGACTACAGATGTTTTCTGTTGGATGATCCCGCAGAACAATATGTATGACATGGAGTTTAGTTCTTTTGGTGGTCTGACCAATAACGCTGGCGCTGGTAAGACTGGCAATATAGCGTTTACTACGTCTGATCAGAGTGCCGGAGATATGTACACCATTGTCCTTGAGTGTATTAAAACTTACGGATAATCAACATGGCAAAGACCCCAGCGTGGCAACGGGCTGAAGGTAAAAACCCCAAGGGCGGGTTGAATGCCAAAGGTCGTGCGTCTGCTAAGGCTCAAGGCATGAATTTGAAGCCTCCGGCCCCTAGTCCTAAGACAAAAAAGGATGAGGGCCGGAAGGCATCGTTCTGTGCTAGGATGACAGGTATGAAGAAGAAGCTAACATCTTCCAAAACTGCCAACGACCCAAATAGTCGTATTAATAAGTCCCTTAGAGCTTGGAGTTGCTAACATGGACGGTTTTAAGAAGTTTTCTAAAATGTCTCATGTAGGCCACTATAGTTGGGGCAGCAAGGTTATGAAAAAGGCCAAGGGTGGTATCGCCCGTGGTGAAGAGCCAATGGTTGAGCAGGAAGACATAGATTATGTTAACCGCCAATCTGAAAAAACCAAAAAAGATATGGGCCTTCCTGTAAGTGTTTACACAAAAGGTGAATACGATTCTGAAGCATCAAAAAAAATGATGAAGAATAATCAAACAGAAGGCACAAGCCAGCGTTTAGAAGATTTTATCAAAAAGCAAAAAGAAGACAGCAAGCGCATAGGGTATGACCTCAAAGTTGCTCCGTCAAAAAAATCTTACAAAACACTAGGTGAAGAAGCTAAGGAAATGAAAACTGGTGGCATGGCTAAACCGTTCTGGGAAACCAAAAGCCCAAAGAAGGAAAGCAAGAAGCTAACTCCTTCTCAAAAGACTTCCGCTAAAGCCAGAGCTAAAAAAGCTGGTCGTCCATATCCAAACCTAGTTGATAACGCAGCTGCTGCGAGGAGAGTAAAATGAACGGTTTTAAACCAAACGCCAAAATGTCCAGCACTTGCCATTATTCTCATGGCGGTGCGGTTATGAAAAAAGCCAAAGGTGGAGTTGCCCGTGGTGAAGGAACAGATGACGAAGAGTCTGGCACGTTGCGCATGGAAAAAATGCCAAGTGGCGCTCAGCAATACGTTCGTGGCTCTACTAGACCAGAAAAATTTCAAACTCTGTCCAAACTAACGGGTACTCAAATAGATAAAATGATAGCCGGTTCTGATGATTTTCCTGAACAAAGCAAAAAAGCAATTAAACTTTTAGATGCTATGACTGATAATAATGACGCTTATGACAAAGAAGTAGACGATTATATTAAGAAAATTAAAAAAGCCAAAGGTGGTGCAATTAACGCTAAGAGGATAGCAAATCCAAATATGCCTCGTCCCGGTATGTCAGACCCGCGTGTACCATCACCTCGTCCTCCTATGGGCGGCATGATGGGTAATGGCCCATTTGGTCCACGAAACCCAAACGGCCCCCGTAAGCCTATGGGTTCTCCATCGCCTATGTCAGGTGGGATAATGGCAGGGATAAACTCAATGGTAAATAAAGGGCGGTCCCAACAGTCAGCAGCTCAACAGAATTTGAATACACAAGCCTACAATGACTATACAAAGGCAATGCCCCGCAAAAAAGGCGGCATGGCAAAAGGCAAGAAATAATGACAACCAGCGGTACGGTTTCTCAAACGGTATTCAACACTAACAACATTCTGGACCAAGCGTTCAGACGTTGTAAGGTTGCACCTGAAATCGTAACATCTGAAATGCAGCAGACGGCTTTAGACAGCCTATATCTGCTCATTTCATCGCTGTGCAATCGTGGTATTCAGCTATGGACGGTTGAGAAAACTATTATGCCATTCTACCTTGGCAACGGTTACATCACCCTTCCGGCTGGCACTATTGACCTTCTTAACTCCAATTACCGCACGATTAACCAGTACACTGGTACTATCACAGCAAGTCAGGGGACTGCGGAATACGCTGAAGATAGTAATCTGGAAACAGCTTGTACTCAGACAACCGCTAACGGATGGATTTTAAAAGACTTAAAAACCCAGCAGAACATATCTACCATTGGGTTCAATATGAACTCAGCCGGAACCTATGACATGAAGGTGGAATATTCCATCGACGCGATTCATTATTATGACGCCCTTGTCCCCGGCGCAGTTACATACACCGCTGGAGAATGGCAGTGGTATGACCTTAATCCTTCCATCAATGGTCAGTATTGGAGATTAGCAGCCCTTAATGGGACTATTCTCGACGTTGCCGAGTTTGTAACAGCAGGCAACCCGACTGAAATTCCATTGGCCCGTCTTAACCAAGATGACTACACCAACCTGCCTAACAAATCATTCCAAGGTAGGCCATTGCAATTCTGGTTGGATAGGCAGCTTTATGCCCCAGTTATGCGTCTGTGGCCGACGCCAAACCAAGCTGCCCAATTTGCGCAAATGGTTACATGGCGGCAGCGACACATCATGGACGTAGGAACTTTGACACAGACCATTGAGCTTCCACAGCGTTGGGTAGATGCAATTGCATGGGAACTGGCTCACAGGCTTTGCTATGAACTTAATGAAGTAGATATTGCAATGGCTGATCGTCTTGCTCCACGGGCAAGTGAAGCTATGAATTTTGCATTTATGGAAGAGAGAGACGATTCTCCATTTATGATCTCGCCAAATATTTCAATGTATACGAGGTGATTTATGCCAATATTCCTTGATACGAGGGGGCGTTCAACTCTTGGAATTGGCGTTTGTGATCGTTGCAATAGAAAAATGTCTATTGAGGATTTGTATTCAGACCCTAATTCTCCGGGGTTGCGCGTCTGCCTGATGGACCGTGATGAATACGATCCATACCGTTTGCCTGCTCGTCAGCCTGAACGGATTTCATTGCCGTTTGTCCGGCCTGATGTTCCAATCAATACACAGCCAGTTGGTATTGTAGCTGAAAACAATGACCAGTTTATTGTTACTAGTAATAATGATGAGTTCCTCATTCCGATTGAAAATGCACAATGACAGTCCCATCAAATCTAGTTCCGATAACAATATCAAACCTGCCAATTGCGACAACGCCGCAAGGGACAGACCTGACCATTATTGTCCAAGACGGTTCTACTAAACGCACTAATATTGCAGCTTTTGTAGGAGCTGTTGCTGTTCCTTCAACGCGGATAATATCATCTGGAACAGGATTAGCTGGTGGTGGCGATCTTTCAGCCGACCGTAATATTTATATAGCTAATACAGGCGTTACATCTGGAACTTTTGGATCATCAAGCCAAGTTCCAGTCTTAACGATTAATGCTCAAGGGCAGATAACAAACGTATCTACATCGAGCTTCTCGGTAGCGTTCAACGATATCACTGGGAAACCGACTACACTGGCCGGATATGGCATTACCGACGCCCAACCTTATAGTGTCAATCTTCAAGCATTCTCAGACCTTGCAAGCACGGGTCTGGTAGTCAGAGACGGAAGCGGGTCAGTAATTACCCGCTCACTCATTGCAGGTACTGGCATCACTGTCAGCGACGGCGACGGCATTTCCGGTGACCCTACTGTTACGCTTACCAACACAGCGGTTTCTCCCGGAACCTATGGAAGCTCATCCTCAATCCCTGTGTTTATTGTCAACCAGCAAGGCCAGATAACGTCGGCTGGGAACAGCGTATCAATTGAGGTTGATTGGACTGGCGTTCAAAACACGCCAACCACTCTCTCCGGGTATGGCATTACAGACGCGGTTCCTAACACCCGTACTGTGGCAGGCCAGTATTCTAT